TTAGCGCTTGGCCTCGCCTCCGTTACCCCCTGGGGGGGCTTTAGGGCCGCCCTTAGTGAGAATGCGTCGCAATTGCAGAGCTATTGGGGGGTCCTAAGGCGGACTCAGTATGAGATAGGGATGAGACTGGTGAGATCGGGAGCGGGGGAATATATACGCGCGCGCAAGGCCACACCTAACTAGGCCCTAGGAGCCTCTGAAAGCCCTTCAATACCCTCTCAGCACTCAAGACACCTAGGAGCTACTACAGGGCCTCTCCTGGCTCTCCTAGAGGCCTCTCAGGGTTTGTAACGATTCACAACAGGATCCCTAGCCTTAACCCTGACAGGCTGTAGGGTAGCCTCAAGCGAGCCGAGAGGTTTCGCCTAGTCCCTTTCACGTTCTACGTCCTATGTCTTTTGAACCTTGGAACATCTGTCTAATGACAGATCACGGCACTTTAAAGGTGCTGGATTGCTTTGATACTTATCAACAGGCCGACAATCAGCTTGATAAGTGGCAGGATCACTACCCTTTTGGGATCGTTGATGTCTACTCCAGAGGGTTTCTTTTGAGTGCTGAGGTGGAGCAATGATGACAGACCTACGTTTCAAAGTAGAAACAAGCTACGGCAGGTTCAGAGCTTACCCGGTAGATCAAACAGCCATCTTGCTAGTTCGTTTGGCTAAGTCGAAGACCTTACTCCCTGGAGATTTAGGAACTTTTGCAGGTCTTGGCTACCGATGTGTAGATCAAGATGGCAACGAAATTACAATCAGCCAGCTGTACTAATGAAAATATTCCTCTTTTCCTGTCTTGCTATCGGTTCCCTGTCTTTTATGGCAGTTCAACAGCTAGCAAGCATCACAACAACCAACAGCGGCACCCAACAAGTAAACCAATGAACAGCGCCTTTTACTACTACTACCAATGGGAACAAGAACAGTTAGCACGCTGGGAGTATGAACAGGAGCTAGCAGACAACGACTACAACCAAACCAACACCGAGGAACTTTCCGATGACCTCCGCAACCTTTGACCGTTTCGACATAGCATCCGCTCACTATTTGTTCTGGAGTGAGCATCACTCGGGAATGTTTAGTGAAGGCTACACAAAGCTGTGTAAGGCCTTGAGTATCTTTAAACCTAGTCCGTCGTTTGATTGGCAATCTCTCTCAGATAATGCAAAAGATATTTATAGGGATCTCTGCAAACGTGAGCTGGTGAAGTGTGATTATGACTCTTTAAGTTACATTTTGGAAGATAACTACGACCTAGAAGATAATTGCGTCACTTGGTTTGTTGAGCATTACAACGACAATCCCGAAGATCTTTGCAATTATCAAACGTCAGACTTCGTAAATATAGATATGTGCTACACAAAGGATCTCATAAATTTCTATAACTCAAACGAAGAATCTGTCCTCTCTTGGTGTGATCAACTCTGCGACGCTTACGGATACAACTCAAGGCTGCAACTTTTAGAAGGTCAAACAGTAGAAGACCCAGACGACTTTGCTACTGGTCTCGTAAATGCAGCGATGACATACCTAGGCTGTGAGCTCTACCGATTAGTGGAAGATGCCTGACAAGTTATGGAATCTATATCTAGTTTTCTATTCAATTTGTTTCTGTTCTTTGTCCCTGTATTCTTTACTGTTCTAGGCCTACTTAGAGCCAATTAACTACAACAAAAGGGCTCCTAAACAGGGGCCCTATTTTATATCTAGGTGTTATTGAGAATGAGTTGCAATAGCAGGTAGGGGGAGGGTAGGTCTAGTTGAGAATGATTCGCAATATCAACAGTCTCAAATGAGAATGAGAATGAGAATCAACTAGACCAGACCTGGGTTCGGTCTTAACTACTATCACGCCACGGGGCACGCCACGGGACACCAGCTAAATTTCCTTTAAATTGCTTTTAGCGCTGTGTCGGTGGCAATGCTAGTCCCAGCTAACGCCAAGGAGAAGTTCTACGCACCACTTAAGCAAGTGGCAGCTCAGTATGTCCCACTCCTGATGGCACGAATGGCGGTGTTACAAGATCGAGCCAATCAGGCACTTGAGTTCCTGGATTCTGAGGAAGATGAGGAGCGAGAGTTGGTATGGATGGATGACGCAGAGAAAGTAGTTGCTGTTGCAGAGGCACAATCCGTCCTTCATAAGTCAGTAGTAGAAGCAGGGATGTGCCAATCGTTAGTCGGTGCATTTGCTGACCTCTTGGAGAATGAGTACCAAAGGATCAGAGAAAGCCGTTGTGCGTTTTTAAACGAGGAAGGTGAGTTGGAATCGTTATACGAAGATGACGAATCAAATAGTGGCTTTGACTGATACTCCTTTGGTTAACCATCAACCTTACCAGAGGCCTCTCTGAGGACCTCTAAGGCCCTCTGAGTACCTACCTGGTCCATCCACCCCAGAAGCACCGTCCAAGTGGCGTAGAGACGCTCTGGGGCGTCAATCAGAGAGTTGTTGAACTGGGTGTTATCCCAATACGCCACGAGACAGCGGTTGGTGAGATCATCCAGTTCAGCTTTGTCACACATTTGGTTGAGTTCTTCTTCGATGTACTGGTCAGTCAAGCTGCAGCCTCCAACTCATCAGCAATAGCAAGTAATGCGTTACGGATGCTGTCAGCAGTGAACTCACAACAACTTCTGGCATACAGCTCATTTGTAGGCACCATTTGATTTACAACAGCACGAAGGACAGCAGAGGCGGTTGCTTCATCATCAATATCAGCGTCGCGGTAGGCATCAAGTACAGCCTGTGCGGTGCGTGAGAGTTTAGTCATTAATCACAACCTCACCACAAATACTCTCAAGAGCAGCTAAATACCCATCCCAAAAGTCTTTTTGTTGATCACCTACAGCTTTCTTGTATTGATCACGAGCATATTCATATTCATCAATTACAACTTCAACATCAAGAGTTACTGCTTCTGACATTTCATTTCTGCTCCCAAATAGAAGGATCGTGTTGGTCATCTTCTGTAGCTTCAATACGTTCCAACATTTCATCCAAGAACTCAGCTAGTTCTTCTTCAGTCATAGTTACTGGAACTTGACTGGAATCTTGAGGAGTCATGAAGTGGTTCTTTAAGTAGTGGCGAAAGACCTCTTTAAGAAAGACTCTTTAAGTATCTCTAAGTACCTCTTTAAGGAGACGGCTAGAAACCTCTTTAAGAACCTTTTTAAGAAGGTACTTAAAGGTACTCAGAGGGTCCTTAAAGAGCCACTTAAAGGGGCCACTTCAACAGCTGTCCCCTGCTGTCCTCTTGGCGTATGCACCGCAGGTACCTTCTGTGGGTCCTTTAGACACTGAGTCCTGTGCAGATTCAAGGCACGTTGACTGGCTGGATTCCCAGCTTCTACGAAATCCCTACCTACAACAATGAACCGTGTGACTTCCGTATCAAGGTTCTTATGCAAGACGCAGAAGAGATTGTTGAAGAGATCTCTGAGGCGTATGACGCAGCATGTGCCTGGTATCGTGACCAGACGGGGAAGAAAAGTTTTTATGACGCACCGTTTGAGATGTCTCAAGACGGTTCAGCCGTAATCAAACTGACTGCTAAACCCAGCTATGGGGAGTTTCCTTTGCCTGTGGTAGACAGTGAACTGCAGCCTCTTGCTGTTGATTTGAAGCTGCGTGAGGGCTCTGAGATTCTCGTAGCCATCAAGCCGATGTACATCCCTCGTAAGGCACCTCGTGGTGGCCTTCGGCTGTGCCCCAAGGGTATTCAGGTACTCAAGGCTGTGACTGGTGCTGGTGAAGACCGTGGTGATTTTGATATTGCCAAAGCTTTCAGCAAGCAATCTGGGTTCAAGCAATCCAAACCAAACCTGAAAGAACTTGCTACTGTGTCTGGCGAAGATCCTGACTTTTGAGTAAGTGGCCCGACGATTCCATAAGTACGGCAAACGCCAAGCAGACGGGTTTCGTTCGGGCTTTGAAGGCAAAGTAGCTGATCACCTCAACGCATCAGGGGTTAGCTGGGAGTATGAGCAGTACAAGTACGACTTACTCATCCCTCGTAGCTACACCCCTGACTTCGTTCTCAGTAACGGGGTAGTGCTTGAGGTAAAGGGTTACTTTGATGCGGAGGACAGGAGACTGATCAAGCTGTTCAAAGAGCAGCATCCATCAGTTGATATTCGAATGGTCCTACAAAAACCGCATCAAAAGCTCACCAAAACAGGGAGTATGACCTACGCCCGTTGGTGTGACAAGTACAGTGTGCCCTGGTGTGAGGGTCCGATCATCCCGTCTAGCTGGTCGTAGCGATGCTATGATTCTGCCGGACAAGTGAAAGGACACCGAGACCTCTGGGGCACAGAACCGCCCTGGAGGTCTCTTTTTATGTCCCGCGTTGTTCGCAGATTGAACTGCCCCAAGTGTGGCTCACGCGACAACGTTGCTTTGTATGACGACGGTGGTGAGCACTGCTTCACTCCAGGTTGTACCTATCACGTTTCCGGTTCTTCCACTTCCTTCACGATGTCCACCTTTGCCACTCATGATCCGCACA